TCACTAATGAACGATTGCAAAAAAAGTTTACACAAAAGTTCTATTATGTGGTAAAGTGGTTTTTAGTAATATTTTGGAGTTATTTTTTATGGCATCTAATTTAAGACGAGTATCAGAAATATTGCATGACATGGTAGAAGAGTTTAAACAATCTAATGACAAATGGGAGAAGCGTTATGGATCAACAAATGTTTCACGATCAAGTAATGATGGAGAAACAAATATTAGACAACAAAAAGGAGAAGACGGTGAGTGTACACAAAAAACTAATGCAAGCTAGATTAAAACTACAAGATACACATTTAACTAAATCTGGTCACAATAAATTTGCTGGGTATAAATATTTTGAGTTAGGTGACTTCTTACCTACTATTCAAAAGATTTGTAATGATGTAGGTATTTGTGGTCATATTACATTTTATACAGACATAGCAATTCTTACTATTGCTGACATTGATGACTCTAATCAATTTATTGAGTTTAAATGTCCTATGTCAACAGCAGCATTAAAAGGTTGCCATGACGTACAAAATTTAGGGGCAGTTTTGACATACATTCGCAGATACTTGTGGGTAAATGCTTTTGAGATTGTAGAGTCTGACGTGGTAGATGCTAGTGCTGGTGCTGTTATTAAAATGAAAGATACTAAAGCAGAGGACTTTATTTAATGGAACAGCGTTCAGAAGAATGGTTTCAAGCACGACTAGGCAAAGTTACGGCTAGTCGTGTGGCTGATGTTCTAGCAAAGATTAAGAGTGGTGAATCTGCTTCTAGACGTAACTATAAGATTCAGCTAGTAAGTGAAAGACTTACAGGTGAAAGGCAAGAAACATATGTAAACCAAGCGATGCAAGATGGAATTGATAGAGAGTTTTATGCTAGGGAAAGATATGTGCAACAATTCGGGGCAGTGGAAGAGGTAGGATTCATTAAGCATCCTACTTTGGAAGCTGGTGCAAGTCCAGATGGTATGGTTGGAGATGATGGTATTCTTGAAATTAAATGCCCTATGGGAAGTACGCATACAGAAACATTGATGACTCAAGATATTCCAAGTAAATACATGCCGCAAGTGCAATTTCAGCTTTTGGTGACGGGTCGTAAATGGTGTGATTTTGTTAGCTATAACCCAATGTTTCCAGAGCATTTACAGTTATTTGTAAAGCGTGTGGAAGCAGACCCTGTTTACCAAAAAGAGTTAGAATCAGAAGTAAAGCAGTTTTTAGATGAAGTAGATGATGTAATCAACAAACTAAAGGAAATTAAATGACACTAACAGAGGAACAAAGACTAAAACTTATGATGGCTTCTAGTGGTTTAACGCCAAGAAAGTTTTGGGATTTAGGTGAGGATGGACAAGCACCGTATATGGAAAAACTACATGCGGCAATAGATGAAATATTAGAAGAAAATCCAGACGCATTTAGAGGATCGGTAGTAAAAAAGCATTACACTAGACGTAAAAACGCAGTTAGATAACTTAAGGAGAAAAGCATGGCAGAACAAAAGTATGATAACACTAACACCTTTACATTGTTTAAGAACGATCAGGGGGATAATCCTAAAAAGCCAAATTACACTGGGATTGCAAACGTAGATGGTATTGAGTTTAGGATTGCTGGTTGGATTCGTGAAGGAAAGAACGGTAAGTTTATTTCTGGAACGGTACAACTAAAAGATGGTGATGTGAAGCCTAAACAGGCAGAGGTAGATGAGGATGTTCCTTTCTAGGAACATCCTCTCTAAAGGATATTACTTGTTCATTACATACATTGTAACTTCAAAGCCGAAACGCATTTCAGCAGCTGCTGGTTTTGTCCACATGATTATGTCCTTAATAAGATGCAAGCCACATAGCTTGTACTATTATTGTGAGCTATTATAGTAATAAAAGCAATCGATAAACATTTATTTTACCCTAATGAAAATACGGAGACATTATGGATTATGATGATGATGTAGTAGACTATGACGATAATAATAGGCTTTCAGAGCTTCCAGAAGCTAAACTATTGATAGCAATGCTATACCAAACAATAGATGATGCTATGTATGTTCCTAAAAAATATAAAAGAAATGCAACTGAAAGATCTATAACAACTTTAAAGTCTAAAAACAAATTAGCTTTACGAGACAAGGTAGATGCTATACAATGGTTATTTGATGATAACGATGTTTATGACCTGTGCTGTGATTTAGCTGGCATGAGTAAATACAACATTAGAGAAATGGTTATTAACAAAATAGGTGCTGATGTCATTATGCCTTTAGTTAGCGGATTCTATCAACCAAATGGACATTAATGCTTTAGAACTAGATATAGCGTGTTATGCTACCGCTGTTTACCACGAAGTTAATACAAGAACATTGGAGGAAAAAATTGGAGTCATTAATACTATACGGAATAGGGTTCGTGATGGTCGCTGGGGTCATTCTGTATGTGCTGTCGTTTATTCTAATAATCAGTTTGCTGTGCAAGATCAGTCCCACCATCCAGTTAATGAAAGGGCGTATTTGGAGACTAAACTATTGGTTATTGATACGATTGTTCATAATAAATATGCTAACCCAGTTGCAAATGCTTTATATTTCCATGATGACTCTATACCGCCAAAAAAAGAATGGTTTGGTAAAAGAAAAAAAACACATATAGGAAGGATGGTATTTTACTAATGACAGAATATATAAAATTTTGGTTAGCACAAGATATAGCAGCATTAATTGAAATAATCCCAATATTAGTTTTAGGAACTATAGGATATTTAATTTATTTAAAATGGTGGGATAAAAAATGAAACCTTTAGCGTGGCTTGTAGAAGAATTTGATGGAAATGGAACACTTGTATGGTCTGGAATTATGACATCAGAACCTAAAGAAATGTCATGGTTTAAAGACCTTAAATTTAAACTGCATAACGTTACAATCACGCCATTAATACCAGATACAAAGAATATAATCAAAGTAACAAATGTTAAAAAATATGATAGCAAGAGATTAACAGAGGCAAATAATGGACTTTAAACCACTTACACAGGAACAAATAATTGATGCTTATAGCAAAGTGTTTCCAACACGATATGAGCCAATGACAATAGATAGAATGATACAATTTGCAAGAATTATAGAACAATTACATGGAGTAAGATATGAAACCTAGTTTATTTATAGCAACACCAATGTATGGAGGGCTATGTTATGGTACATATTTAGAATCCATGTTAAAACTACAAGCATGGCTTATTTCTAAAGACATAGACGCATACTTCTCATTTCTTTATAACGAATCACTTATTACTCGTGGTCGTAACACATTAGTGAATGACTTCTTAAAAGGTGACGCATCTCACATGATGTTTATAGATGCAGACATTAGTTTTGAGCCAGAACACTTTTTTAAAATGATTGATGCTGATGTAGATATTATTTGTGGCGTGTATCCCAAAAAAGAAATAAATTGGGCTGGTGTAAAGTTTGCTATTGACAAGAAAGTTCCAGAGCACCAACTAAAATACTTTACAGGAGATTATGTAGTTAATCTTGTAAATGAAAAAGACCTAGTTCCTACAGATAATCCTTTTGAAGTCAAACATGGTGGTACAGGCTTTATGCTGATTAAACGTGAAGTGTTTGAGAAACTAAAAGACAAATGTCCGTCATACACTCATAACATGAATGACACTAATGACAACTCTGATCTAGGCGATAAAATCACAGAATACTTTGCTACAAGCATAGATGAAAATAATCACTTATTATCAGAAGACTACCATTTCTGTAAACTAGCTCGTGATAATGGGATTAAAGTACATGGTGCAGCATGGACACAATTAGTCCATACGGGAACTTATCAGTATAGTGGGAGACTTGTATGACAAAACCTTATATAAAAGTAGTAAGTATTAGAGATAGAAAAGATGGTGATTGTAATTTAAAGTTAGAAATAAACCAAGAAGGCAAAGAATTACTTATGCAATCAGGTATTCAAAAAGCATTAGCAGATTATACAGTAGCTAACACAGGTAAACTAAATCTGTGGGATAAACTTAAAATCTGTTGGAGTATATTAAAATGATAATACCTAACAATATGATTAGCCATGTAGGAAAGATATTTCAAGGTGAATATGCAACACTTGGAGTCATAGAAAATCCTTATATCATAGATATAGGTGCTAATGTAGGTGGTTTTGCGGTATGGGCACATGAGTTCTTTAAGAACCCAAAGATTGATTGCTATGAGCCTATAAAAGCCAATTATGACTTATTAAGGCAAAACATAGAAGGTACTGATATTGCAGTTAGAAATATAGCTATAGGCAAAGAAGATGGTAAACGCATGATGTACTATGGTTTAAACAACTGTGGTGAATCAAGCCTGTTTCAAGGCGAAAGGCAATTAGTAGAGGGTGAAATGGTTAAAGTT